TTGTTGGTGACATTATCTATAATAAGATTTTGCCATGATTCAAAGAACTGTCTTAATCTTAAAAACTTATCACCAATAAAAGTCATAGTCACATCAGCATATTGTGCTATAGACGGAACATTATATGTTGGTCCATAATGTCGATATGGATTTGTATTGATTGTTCTATCTGGCATTTGAACTGCTTCACACATTAGTCCAATCTCTCTACCAATCTCTTGGTTTTGTTGTGCCATTGCTGATTTATTCTTTTGTGCTCTTGCAAGTTCTGGATCAGTATTTGATTGTGGTTCATTATCAATTATACCTGCGAGATTAATACCACCTTGAGGCATACTTACACGAACTAAGAATCTAGTTGGTCTTGCCACACCCTCACCAGTTGCGATTGCAGCTCTAAATCTGTTTATTGTTGTTTCAGGATTGGCACGTTGTTGTAGTCTTGGATCACCAGGTATATTATCATACTCTCTACCTCTTGGTAGTCCAATTCTTAGGTCAAATGGACCTATACGTTTACCGCCTCTAAAAATTGCCATTACTTTCCTTGTTTGTTATATGCCTTATAAGTTCTTTTTTTATGTTTATTCATAGATGACATTTTAACTTTACCATTACCAATAGATGTTCTCTTTGGTGGTTTCTCCATATATTTTACTACTATTTGACCTCTTGCCATTACTTAATTCTCTTTCTGTTTTTAAGATGTGCTGCTTCTACTAAACTTTTATTCTGTCCATAATATTCGACAGCGTGTCCAACTTTACACATTAATTTATTCACACTTACACCATCGATCCATATATCACCTAAGATACGACCAAACTTACCTTTTTCATCACCCTTGTATGTTTTAATTACAATGTGAGATGCTGAAGATAAACTTTTCTTTAAAAACTCTTTGGCCTTTAATCCATATTTCTTTTCTGTTAAATCTCTTGTTCTACTTTCTGGTGTATCAATACCATAAAGTCTAACTCTTTCTTTGTATAGAATATTAAAACCCATATCTAAAATAACATCAATAGTATCACCATCAACTATCTTTGTCACCTTGTGTACTCTATAACTAAAATCTGTCGGGTCACCTAATTTATTCATTAACTTGCTTTCCTTCTACTATCAGAGTAGATTGTTGAAGTAGATGCTTTCTTAAATTGTTGAACGGGCAACAAACAAGCAGGTAGAAAATCTTCTTCATCAATTCTTAAAAAACCTGATCTAACTTGTTTTGTTAGATAATGTTTAATTGTTGGTTTAATAAGAGTAATTCTTTTTAAACTATTATAATCAGCTGCTGATAAGTTCTTTCCGTCAATTGCTTCTAACAACCGAACACGTAAGGTGATTGGTAGATAGTGAAAATTAATTCCATAAAAACCACCTGATGCTGAACCTATTGGCAACACTAAAGGGAAACGATCATAATAAGGCAATAATGCTTTTGTCTTAGGATCATAGAAGAAGAAATTTAATTTACCACTACTTGGTTGTCTTGCCAATGCACCTTGATTAATCAATCTTCTTGCTGAAACTCTGGCACCTAAATCTCTAATCTTAGAACGATACCATGCAACTGATTTTTGTTTATCACCTGCTGCTTTTCTTATATCATCGAGTATTTTACCCATACTACTATTTATATGGTCGTATGAAATCTTCCGTGAGTATTGTGAAATCCATCCCACGTTTTTGTGACCATACTTTAGCTGCTTCCCACTTGGCATTGTTCTTTACATATTCTAATACTTCATTTCGCCATTTTTGTGTTTTTCGTGTTGGATTTTTGACTGGTGGTTTAGTGAATCTTTTAGGCTTGACTTCTACTATTAATTGACGTATATTATCATCTCTATCTTTGTATTTCATGTAGAAATCAGGAAAATATCGATGATATTTACCATCAATAGGTGATTTATACGGCACTATCATCTCCTCAGAACCCCATTCCATTACCGATGGGTGATTGTCCAAATACTTCATTACAGTGCGTTCCCACAAACTTCTATAAATAACATTTGTCGGATCACCTTTATACTTCTTTGGATTCTTAGGTCTATACTTACCCTTATAAGTCTTGCGGTATACCATTATAAATACTTATATGTCTTTAATAAACGGTCTTTTGAGCAAGTTAGCAGGAAATATATTTGGTGGTGGCAATCTTGGTACACCAGATAAAGCAGCACTTGGTGCTCAGTTGCGACAACGTTCTAACTTTCAAATTGATAGTAGTCAGTTTGCTCATATGGACACAAACAAGTTTTCATTTGGTAGTTTAGTCTATCCAGAAGTTTTAGAAACAGATCCTGGTTTAGGACATTACATGTTGTTCTACATCTATCGAACTAAAAATTCAAAGTATAATCCACCAGGCACAGAGGTAAGAAAATCAAAAACAACATTACCTGGAGAAAAATCAGAATACACAGTTAACACTGGTGGTGTCGTTGGTATTGAATCAAGTACAAGAAATGATTTTCAAGCAGATACATTACAACGTGGTAAAAGAGATTCAGTTAGAGAACAACTTGGGTTTGTAAAAACATCAGACGCAATCGCATTATACATGCCACCTAATTTAGAATTTAGTTATAAGGCAGATTACCGTGCAACAGAAACAGGTGCCGCTGGTCAGTTTGCAAAACAATTTGGTGTATCAAGTTTAAAAGACACATTAACAAATTTAGGTGAGAATGGTGGTGCTCAGTTTATGACAGACACAATTGGTGAAAAATTATTAAAAGACGTTCCTGCTCAGATTGGTGAATTTCTTGGTGCTGGTGATATTACTGGTGTTGTTCGATTGGCAACACAAAAGGCACTGAATCCACATTTAGAAGCGGTATTTGAAAAAATTAACATGAGAGAGTTTTCTTACACATTCAGATTTACACCAAAAAACGAACGAGAAGTTGAAACAGTTGATAAAATTATTAAGTTGTTTAAGTTTCATATGATGCCAGAAAAACCTATTGATACAGCCATTGGTCGTTATCTAACAATGCCATCAGAGTTTGAAATTCATTACATGTATAAAGGTGTAGAGAATACATGGATTCCATTTGTGTCTAATTCTGTATTACAAAATGTTTCGTTGACTTATGGTCCAGGTGGTCAGTATCAAACATTTAGACCAAAAGCAACACCAGATGGTAATGCACCTCCACCAACAGAGATTGAAATGAAATTAGATTTTATGGAGACAGAGGCAATGACCAAAGAAAAGATTATGGAAGGTTATTAGAATGTTTTTTAAAGAGTTTCCATTATATCAATACGACTTTGATGGTAAAGGTCAGAATGTTAAATTAGTCACTGATCTATTACGAAGGGTTGCATTGAGATCAAAAGTGAGTGCCAATACTTTACTATTTGATAAGTATGATGTAAAAGATGGTCAAACACCAGAGATTGTTGCTGAATTATATTATGGTAATTCTCAATATCATTGGGTAGTTGTTTTACTGAATCATATTACGAGTTGGTACGATTGGCCATTAGAATCTGTCGCATATTCTAATTATCTACTAGACCAATATGGTACAAATATTGAAGGTACACATCACCATGAGATTTCACAAACATCTGGTGATACAACTATTCAATTAGAAGTGTCCAGTGATACTACTGGTGCGACTGCGGTGACAAATAGAGAATATGAAGATCGATTACAAGATGAGAAAAGACAAATTCGATTAATTGATCGCACCTATCTTCGTTTGTTTGTAGAAGAATTTAAAAAAATAATTAAGAGATAACAATGAGTGTCACAATCGATCCAAATGTTTTGGAGAAGGCAGGTGATTTTAACTTAGACGAAATCATCATACGCACAATCACAGACGAAACAGTAGATTTCAAAGCCGCATTCAACGAAATCAATATATACGAATCAATATATTCTAATTCAGTCACTGGTAATATCGTTATCAGAGATTCACAAAATTTTATTCAACGTTATTCGATAGGTGGACAAGAAACTATCGCATTTAATGTTCACACACCAGGGGCAGAAGGTTCTAATCAGATTGACTTGAAGACACACCCTGCTCGTATATTTAAAGTTGCAGATAAGATCGCAACAAAAGAACGTGAACAAGTTTATACTTTACATTTTACATCGCAAGAATCAATTATCAATACAAGAAAAAGATTTTCTAAGTCATTAACTGGTACAACATCAGATATGGCAAGAACATTAATCAAAGGTAATGAGTATATAGGTACAACGAAAGACTGTTATATAGAAGAATCTGTAGGCATTCATAAGATTGTATTTCCATACATGAGACCATTTGGTGCTTTGACAATGTTGGCAAAGAGATCAGAGAGTAGTATTTACGATACACCAGGTTTTCTGTTCTATGAAACGCATCGTGGGTATAACTTTCGCAGTTATGAGAGTTTAACACACGACCAACGTACACCAATACCAGAACGTATGTTATTTACAGACATGCCATACGCAAGAATGGCTGGTAATCCTGCAATGAGAGATATTATTTTTGATATGAGTACAATTAAAGAGTTTCGTATCATCAAAACAACTGATTTAATGGCAGACACAGTTGCGGGTATGTTAAATTCTACTCACTATACACACGACATACACACCAAGACATGGACAAAGACAGAATTTGACTATTTAAATAACTTTGATCAAAGATTACATATAGACCAAAACGAATTTAAGACAGATTATAACGCATCGTTTGGTCCATTATACAGTTCTACACCAGAAACACAAAATGGATTGACAACATCAGACTTTCCAAGATCCAGAATCATGGTATCACCTCGTGCAACACAACTCCATAGTGAATCAACAACTGATCCTAGAGATTATGACAATCGTTCAAACGTTTGGTTGCAGAAAGCACTGTCAAATAAATTATCAACAAACGCCATACAAATGGAGATGACTGTACATGGTAATACTCATTTGGCTGCTGGCGATGTTATTCGTGTAAATCTCACATCGAACGAACCACTTAACGCAGGTGATGAACGTATTTACGATGAATACTTCTCTGGTCGTTGGTTAATTACTCATTGCCGTCATGTAATCAATCCAAGAGAACATGAAACAGTAATTATGTGTGTGAAAGATTCATACTTCAACGCATTACCTACAGGAGGTAATCCAATTGACGCATCGTAATCGATATCGTTGGATTCAGAAAGACCATCCGTGTATTGTGTGTGTGAAGTTTTACAAATTGGTCGATTTTATATTGACAAAGTTTAAAAATAATGTTATAATAAAGGGTAAGAAGAAAAGGGGTATAGGGTGAAAGAAGTATTAGTCAACGAAAAACGCATTAGTTGTGGTGAAGCAGAAGATCACCCACTGGTATGGTATAACATAAACGAAAAGGGTTATGTAGTATGTGGTTATTGTAATACAAAATACATATACTCAGATCCAATTTGGTGGAAAGAAAAAGAGAAATGAAAGAAAATACATTAGATGTAATGCAAGGATTACTCGATGAGGGCGTATACGACCCGAGTATTTTCAAAGCAATCTTCCTTGCTGGTGGGCCCGGCAGTGGTAAGTCATATGTCACACGAAGAACAACTGGTGGATTTGGCATGAAACTGATCAATCCAGATCCTGCATTTGAAAAGATTCTCAAAGACGCAGGTAAAGACTTAGATTTAACAAAGATAGATCCAGACGAACGTGATATGTTGCGTCTCCGTGCGAAGAATATTACCAATGCACAAATGAAACTCTACATTGATGGTCGTTTAGGACTCATCTTGGATGGCACTGGTAAAGACTTCGATAAAATCAGTCGCACAAAGAAGAACTTAGACACAATAGGATATGATAGTTATATGATATTTGTCAATACATCGTTAGAGGTTGCGTTAGAGAGAAATAAGAAACGTGCCAGAACACTACCAGAACCAATGGTAAAAGACTTCTGGACAGATGTTCAACGCAATATTGGTAAATTTCAAGGTCTCTTTGGTACTGCCAACTTTGTGATTGTCGATAATAATAAACCAGACGAAGATATTATGAC